GGGAACTGGTCCGAAAAGAGGAATACCCTGAGTTTGAGGCACCGACCGTGGATAGCGGACACTTTGAAGGTGTTTTTGGCGTGGGCGGCTTGCTGCTGGCACGTATTCCGATTGAGATTGTGGACGAGCGCAAGGCCTACTTTAATCGGATGAGTTCTGATGCAATGTCCGCGGTTGATAACGATCTCATGAAAGAGACGCAGCACCACTCGATGGCGATTCAGAAGCCTGAACGACAATCGCGCGTAACCTTCGGAGGTTCTAAACGCCCCGGCGTGTAGGACTTATTGTTTTGAACCCTTTTGCTTTGAGGAGCATGAGAAATGGCTAACATTAACGGAAGCTTTGGCCTCCGTCCGCTCAATAAGATGGGCGGCGCGGCCAATTCCACTGCTACTTCTAACTACTCGCTATATGAAATTGCGAATGGCAACACAAACAAGCTTTATCACGGGCAGCCCGTGATTCCGCTTTCTACGGGCTATATTGATGCCGCTGGCGCAGCAGCCGGTGGTACAGTTGGTCTTGTGGGTGTCTTTCAAGGTTGTGAGTATGTTTCGAGTACCACTGGAAAACCAACCTGGAGTAACTACTGGCCCGGTTCCGGGGCAGACAGCAACCACGCTATCAAGGCGTATGTCAACGACGATCCGATGCAGCTTTATGTAATTGCAACGGATGCTACGTGGACTAGCAAGGCTACGGCGAGAGCCGCCGTTTTTGCTAACGCTAACTTCTCCACCGCTATAACGGGGACCGACGCTACGGGCGTTTCTCTGGGACGCCTTGCGGTTAGTACAATCGCAACAACGGCGGCGTTGCAGATGCGGATCATGGGTTGGGCAGAGGATTCGATGAACGAAGACTTCGCGTCTGCGGGTATCGGGGCTATTGTCCGCCTTAACAACCACTTCAATAGCAACAACGGCGCTATTGCGGCTGGTACGCCTTCGACAACCGGCGTATAGGAGGGTTAGAAAATGGCTATTAGTAGAGCACAACTCGTAAAGGAGTTGGAACCCGGCCTGAACGCATTGTTCGGAATGGAATACGATCAGTATGATCGGGAACACGAAGCGATCTTTTCTATGGAAAGTTCAGATCGTGCCTTTGAAGAGGAAGTTATGCTCTCCGGTTTTGGGAGCGCTCCAACTAAATCAGAGGGAAGTGCAGTATCTTTTGATGACGCGCAGGAAGCTTATACTGCTCGTTATACGATGGAGACTATTGCGCTTGCGTTCTCGATTACGGAAGAAGCTGTTGAGGATAACCTTTATGACCGGCTTGCAGGCCGTTACACGAAGGCCCTTGCTCGTAGCATGAGTCAGACGAAACAGGTTAAGGCCGCCGCGGTTCTTAACAATGCGTTTGACAGCACGTATACGGGTGGCGATGCGAAGGAGCTTTGTGCTACGGACCATCCGCTTGTTACAGGCAGCACTTTCCGGAACGAGCTTTCAACGGCGGCAGATCTTAACGAGACCAGTCTTGAGCAGTCTCTGATTGATATTGCCAGCTTCGTTGATGAGCGCGGGCTTAAAGTTGCGGTACGTGGAATGAAGCTGATTATCCCAAAGGAACTCCAGTTCACTGCGGATCGCCTGCTTGAGTCCACTCTTCGTCCCGGTACTGCGGATAACGACATCAATGCCATGCGGAACATGGGTATGCTTCCGGAGGGCTATGCCGTTAACCACTTCCTGAGCGACACGGATGCGTTTTTCATTATGACGGATGCCCCGAACGGCCTGAAAGGGTTTAACCGGACGGCTGTGCGGACTTCCATGGAAGGCGACTTCGACACTGGTAACGTGCGGTATAAGGCTCGCGAACGCTATGCGTTTGGCTGGTCGGATCCTCGCGGCATCTTCGGTTCACCCGGAGCGGCGTAAGAAAAGGGGGAGAGGAAACTCTCCCCCATTTTCTGGGAATCATAGCCCTAGCGACTGTCCCAGCAGACGCTTACGAAGACTCTAGGGCATATCTCTCGTAAGGAGAAAACAGATGGCTAATACGACTTTTAACGGTCCCGTCCGTTCAGAAAACGGCTTTGAACAGATCTCTGTTGCTTCGGGAACAGGCACGGCTACCACCAATCTTGACATTGATAGCAGTGGTAATCTTACTACCACGGGATATGTCTCCGCATATGACAATGTAGTTTCGATCACAGCCGCCACGTATGATGTTGAATCAACCCAGTCTGGCGCGGTTTTCGCTCTCAACCGTGCGGCAGGTATTGTTGTTACGCTCCCAACAGCGGCAGCAGGGCTTCACTACACCTTTATTGTAGGGACCACCTTCACCGGGGTGGGTCAGATCAATACAGACAACACCAGTGATCTTTATTCTGGTTTTGCGCAGCTTTTTGATCCAGCAACGGCTGGGGACACCAACACCTTTATCCCCGATGCAAGCAACGATGACACCTTTATCCCCGATGCAAGCAAC